AAACAGCAATTGATTCTTGTGACATTTCTGTTATCTCAAACGAGTTGGAAGTTTTCATTGCCAAAAAGTTTAGACCAGACCTATTAACAACTTCAAATTATATTTTAGATTTTGGTGTTGAACTGCAGCGTGGTACAACAAATGATAACTTCTATACAAGTCCAAATTTTACAGTATTGGATGAAAATAATATTGCTAGATCAGCTTTCATCGAAGAAGTTCCATCATCATTTACCGGTGTCGAATCAATTACTGTTACCAATCCAGGTATTAATTACTCATCAACACCAACGATTACCATTCTAGGTGACGGCCAAGGCGCCAAGGCAGTAGCGACAATCATCAATGGTCGTTTATCTTATATCACAGTAACTAATCCAGGTGTTGGTTATACGACTGCTGCTATTATAATTACTGGCGGCGGTGGTACATTGGCAGCTGCCTCATCTGTATTGGAAAATAGATATGGCCAAGTGCGTATTGCTTATTTCAAACCAGATGAAACGTCAAATCAAAGTGTTAAGGCAATTTTAAATTTCCAAAACAACAATGGTGTGATGGGTCAGATTGATTACACACAAGGTAAAGTTTATATCAATAATTTTAACCCAATTTCTGTAGCAAATGATTTTGATGAATTGTCTGTACATATTCGTCCAGCTAAATCAGTGATTCATTCAGAAAAGAATAAATTATTAACGTTTGATGTTAATGATTCTACTACAATTGTCATTAACATAGTACCAATAAAATAATGTCAGACGTAATTCTATCAAGTATAGTAGAGAGTCAACTTCCTGAATTTATTAGGGAAGAACATCAACTTTTTGCAAAATTTATTAAACGATATTATGAGTGGTTGGAGAAGAATGGAAACATTGTTTTGGAATCCAAGAAATTGGATGATGCCAAAGATGTTGACTTAGCCGACAACGTTTACATCGAACAGATTCGTAAAGAGATTGCACCATTCTTTCCACAAGAATTGTTACTCGACAAAGCCAAATTCCTAAAGATTGTTGGTGAATTTTATCGTTCAAAGGGTACACCAGAATCGGTTAAATTTCTTTTTCGTGTACTGTACAATGAAGAAATAACAATCAGTTATCCAAAAGAACAGGTGTTGCGAACATCTGATGGTAAATGGGTTCTTCCATTGGCCTTGCGTGTAACTGATAATGATCCAAACATTTTAGAAATTGAACAAACAAAGATTATTGGCCAAACATCCAAAGCAACGGCTATTGTTGAAAAAGCAATCAAATCGGTTGATCGACAGTTAGGTATTGAATATGTTGAATTGTATATTTCAAATATTACAAAGTTGTTCAGTACTGGTGAAACGGTTACAACACACGTTACCGGTAATACACAGATTCAAGTTAGTGCAACATTAATTGGTTCACTATCTGAAATTAAAATTGATCCAATAAATCGTGGTTTGTATTACAATGGATATGATCCAGAATTAGGTTATGATGGTGATCCTGTTACGATTGTTGGTGGTTTAAATCCACAATCTGCCAATCCAGTTGGTGCCTTGGCAACAGTTGGTACTGTTCTAAGAGGTTCTGTTAAAAACATTATTACTAGAAATGGTGGTTTTGGTTTCAGATACAATTCAATTGCACCAAACTCATCAATCATTGACTTTAAAGGTGGTTTTGCTGGAGGACTTTTAGGCTCAGAAGCCAAAGCTTTCATTTCTCTACTTGATGAAAACTATACACGAAATGTTAATGTTTCTGATGTTACAATTGAAACTGTATATTCACAATCAATTAATCAGTGGGACAACACCTCAAACACAAAAACAATTGGCCAAGTCACAACTTACCAAGATTTAGGTCTTTACAGTATTGCATATGTTGACATTGAATCTCAAGGTGGTGGATACCGACAAAAACCAGAGGTAGATATTTACAGTATGTATTTGGAAGATAGTGATGATTTATTAGTAATTACATCTTGTACTGCCGTTAAAGGTAGTCGCATACTAAGAGATTCTTCACAAGATTTAACAGATACATTTGAAGTTGGTGAAAAAGTCAAGTTGTTTTTAAAGAATCGATTTGAAGAAATTAGAACAGTTACCGAAGTCACCAGTGAAACTATTACATTAGATATTCCATTTGAAAACAACATTGACAACTTGATGGTATACAAACTATTGAGAAAGAATCTTGATGCTTTAGGTTCTCTAGGACGTATTGAGGTTCTCAATGGTGGCCAGAATTATAACGTAGGTGAATATTTGATATTCACATCTACTGGTGGGCGTGGTCTTGGTGCTAATGCTCAAATCACTGAAGTACACGCCGCAAACAATGGTGTTAAAACTGTGGAGTTCAATGAGAAAAGCATTGGCGCACTAAGTGGTGTAACAATTTCTACTGCAGGAACAGGATACGGTGTCGGTAATACATTTACTGCAACTGGTGGAACTGGAACTTCTGCTGTGTTAACTGTGTTGACTGTTAATGGTAGCGGTAATGTTACTTCAGTTAACGTTTCGAATTCTGGTAAATACATTACAAGTCCAACAACAACATTAAATCCTTTCACATCAAATACTGGTTCAGGTTCAGGTTTCACAGCAAACTTAACAATCAGTTACGCACCAGAAAATATTCGTGGTGGTGAAGGTTATGATGCTGCACATTTACCATTAATTACAATCAACACAATCAGTGGAACAGGAGCTTCATTAATTGCCAAAGAGATTCTTGGTGATGGTGAAGAACTTGAATTGTCAACAACTAGAATTGGATCAATTTCATCATTGCGTGTTATCAGTTATGGTTATGATTACATCGCTTCACCACAAATTTCATTACGTAATGCTGATTTAATTGTATCAAATGTAACTGAAGGTCAAATTTTTGTTGCTAACACTAAAATTTATCAAGGCACATCAAATACAAACACAACATTTGTTGCATATGTTGACAGATATGTTTCAACAAATAACCACATGAGAATTTATAATTATAGTGGTACATTTAATGTTGCTACACAAATTATATCAAATGACAATACGGTATCCGCAAATGTTGTTACAATATCATACTATGGAGACGGCAAAGCTAAAGCTACGGCTGGTTTTGAGAATGGTTTGATTCGTTATCCTGGCATTTACTTAAATGAAGACGGTCAATTAAGTGCAGACAAGAAATTACAAGATTCCAAAAAGTATCATAATTTTTCATATGTTATTAATACAGAAAATGATTATGTTAAGTTTAAAAAGGCTTTGAATGATGTTGTGCATCCTGTTGGAACAAAAACTTTTGTTAATAGGATTAGTGCCAATGAAGCATCTGCGGCCAGACCAAACAATACAACAATATTAATTTCAGTACAAACTTTAGGCAATACATTCAATATTTCGAATGGTTCGAACAGCATGGTTGCTACAGGTGCATCGTCAAACCTATTATCTATTATTTCTGTTGGTGATTACGTTACATTAACATCTGTTGAACGCAGAATTAGTGGTACTGTCAATATTGGTGCGTCTTCTAATGTTATTGTCGGCACATCAACAAACTTTATCAATGATGTGCAGGCTAATGATGTTATTAAATTATCAACAGGTAATACATCAACTGTAACTGAAGTCATAAACGCAAACACAATCTATACGTATACAAATTTTGGTATTTCTAACAATACAGCAAATATCAGTTTGTTGTTCAATGACACAAAACAAGTTACTTTTGTTAATGCCAACACCATTTTAGTTAGTACTAATTTTACAACAAATTCGACCTTTGTGGTAACATATCACCAAAAACTTGAATAAATAAAGACATGCCTTCAATAATTACTAAAAACTTTTCAACCGAGTTAGCTCAAGATTTCACCTTTCTATTTGATATTGGTGCAAACGATTATTTGCCGCAATCTAAGAAGGCTTATATTTTTGCAATACTTGGTAAACAAATTCCATGGACCTCAGGAACAGAAGTTGTTCCAACACCAACAGGAAGTATACCATCACTTGTACAATGTTGGGATAATGCTATTGTTGCGAAAAGAATGTCATTGAATGATATTTCTTATGTTGTTCCGAGAAGAAACTGGACTTCAAATACTAGTTATTATACATATGATTCAGGCAACGCAAACTACTATGTTTTAAATAGTAAAGATCAAGTTTTTAAGTGTTTGGATAATAATGGCGGCGCAAATTCTACTGATGAGCCACAACTATTTCTATCGTCTACATCATTAGAGGAACCATATTTTCAGACTACTGATGGTTTTAAGTGGAAATATATGTACACTTTAAACTCTTCCCAAAAGGAAAGATTTTTAACTTCCGATTGGATGCCAGTTACTTACAATAAGTTTGTCCGTGCTGCTGCTTTGAATCGTAGCATCGACATTGTAAAAGTTACGAATACTGGTAATAATTATGTTGATGGTTCAACACAATCAATTATATCAATTAATGGTGATGGTACTGGTGCAGTATTAAAAGCTAACGTGTCCAATGGACGTATTCAAAACGTAATTGTTCAGAGTCGTGGTTTAAATTATACAAAAGCCAATGTGATATTTACAGACATTTCTGGCGGCAATGGGTCTAATGCAGCTGCTATAATTTCACTTGCACCACAGAATGGTCATGGTTACGATCCAATAGAAGAGCTTTCGGCCAACACAATTATGTTAAATGTTGATTTTGCCGGTAATGAGTCTGGTGATTTTCCAGCAGAAAATGAATTTAGGCAAATTTCATTGATTAAAAATCCATACGTTTTTGGAACATCAACCTTGGCTTCTGGTCAACTATATAACATATACACAAAGATTAACGTTTCTCCAGGTATTGGTGATTTTAACAACGATGAGTATGTTTATCAAGGTGATTCAATAGAGACCGCAACATTTTCAGCACAAGTTATTTCGTTTGATGAACTTACAAATAACTTATTCTTAAATAATATATTAGGAACATTTCAATCAAACGCAACCATCAAAGGTAACTTAAGTGGTGCGATTCGAGTTGGTGTTTCAAAAACAGACCCGGAATTAAATTTATATTCTGGTAAAACACTAATGATTATTAATCAGCAACCTTTGACTAGGGATCCTGACCAAACGGACCGAATTAAATTTATATTGAGTTTCTAACGAGGAATACATGACAACTCTTTTCAACTACGACCCATATTTTGACGACTTCGATGAAGACAAGAACTTCATGCGTGTCTTATTCCGACCTGGATATGCAGTTCAAGCCAGAGAATTAACTCAAGCACAAACCATCCTCGCAAACCAAATTGAAAAGTTTGGCAATCACATTTTTAAGAGTGGTAGTCCAATCGTTGGTGGTAAAATCTCACTTGATGACCGAGCATATTACATTCAATTAAACACACAATACAGTGGTGAAGATGTTGTATTGGAAAATTGGTTAAACAAAACAATCATTGGTTACAACACAACTAAAATTGTTCGGGCTAAGGTTATTTCAATTGATAATACGACAACGAATCCTATTTTGATTGTTAAGTACCTGAGTGGTGAAAAATTTGTTGAATCTGACGAAATGAAAATTTCTGGTCAGAACATTTTTGCACAAGCTTTAGCAACAAATGCTGTTGGTCGTTCTTATGTTGCCAGCATACAAGAAGGTGTATATTACTTTAAAGGTCAATTTGTAAAAGTATTACCTGAATTTTTGGTACTTGAGACATTCTATCGCTTAGGTTATGACACAGCAACAATTAACGTATTGCCATCATATAAAATTGGTATTGAATTTGACCAAGAAATTTATGATGAGATTGATGATGCTTCATTGTTAGATCCTGCTCAAGGTTCATTTAACTATCAAGCACCTGGTGCCACACGTTCAAAACTTATCACCCGACTATCAAAACGCACACTAGATTCAGCAGACGAATCTGCGTTCTTTGAAGTTATACGTGTCGTTGACGGTGTTAAAACTAAAGAAGTTGCTTATCCAATTTACAGTGAAATTGAAAAGACTTTGGCCAGAAGAACTTTTGATGAATCTGGCAACTACACAGTTGATCCATTCGTATTGACGTTAGAGGAAGAATATGCAAATCGTGCCAACAACAACTATGCTGATCCAGATTACTTCAGTGTAATTTTAGATCCAGGTAAAGCATATGTTGCTGGACATGAATTCCAAACAATTGCACCAACTAAGATTGGTGTCTATCGTGGTCGTGCAACAGCTAATGTTTCAGATTATGACATTCCTACAAATTACTCAAGTTATGTTGTTGTTGAAAATGTTCAAGGTACAACAAACCTTGATATTACTACATTCCCAACATTAGATATTCACTGTGTACCTAAACAATATATTGATAAACAAGGCACAGCATATTACAATTCCACAAAAATTGGTACGATTCGTGTCAATAACATGAAGTATAATGGTGCAACCACAACAACATTAGGTTCATCACATACACATAGATTGAATGTTTTTGAAGCTAACACAACACCAATCATTGGTAACCTTGCTTCTTCTGGTAACGCATCCGCAAACGTTATATTGCCTGCCGCATGGTGTACAACATTACAGGCAAACTCATATCAAGGAATGTATTTTCACATCACTGATGGCGCTGGCGCCGATTTGGCACCAATTAGAATTGAATCTTCTGGTTCAAATTTTATTAGATTAGATTCTAGCTTAACATTTACTCCTTCTTCAAATGCATTTACGATTGAATCCGGTTTCTCTGGTGCAGAATCGCTAGTGGTTCGTTCTGGTGGTGCATTGCTTTGGGGTGGTGATATTAATGTTGAATCAAGAGATTCTTCAGGTGATGCTTATATTACAGAAAAGAATAAAGATAGTTTGTTGTTTGCAATTCCTTTTGAAGCTTTAAAAGAAGGAACAATCACAAACTTTGATTTCTTTGCGAATAAAGTTTATGCAAACAAGTTATCGGACGGCGGCGGTGTAATTACAATTTCCACTGTTGGTACAGATACGTTTGCTTTTGCTGGATCAGGCGGCGTTTTAGGTGATACTGCTATTCTTGAAAACATTGTTTGTTTGGTTCGTTCTGACACTTCTTCAACAAATTCGGCATCAGGTATTGCTGCAAACACCATTTTATCATTGGCTAATAACTTATTTACGGTTACTGCTGTTAATAGTACAACAATTCAAGTTGATTTGAACACCGCTGCAATTCGTTGTGATTTTATTATCAAAACAAAAGTTAATAATGCAGAAGATGGTACAAACGGTGCAATCAGAACAAAATCTTTATTTCCATCAAACG